TGCCCTAATTGGGCATACAAGCAAGCGGATTTACTGGGCTACGAGCGAGCTCTTAGGGAAATTTTAAATTTAATTGAAAAATAATTAAAAAAGTTTCGTCTTTTTTTCGATTTTTTCGGTATATATAAGTATACTTAGATAATTACTTAGATAGTTGCTTAGAGTTACTTGTTTACTATAATATAATATACAATAAATATATTAAGAATTATGCTAAGCATTATTCTAAGCAATAGGTAATTAACAATAAATAAAAGGATAATAAATGTCAGACCAGACTTTATTCAGCGATAATAATAATAGTCCTGAGGTAACCCCTCAACAACAAGAAACACCGAATCAAAATTCCCAATCTCTGTTTGCAGACCAGCTTGCGGGTATTAAGAATGAGAGCGGTGAGCAGAAATACGATACTCCTGAGAAAGCGCTAGAGGCACTTAAGCACTCTCAGCAATATATTCCTCAATTGAAGCAAGAGCTAGCTTCTAAGGATGAGGAACTAAAATCATTAAAAGAGAAGCTTGAGGCGGCAAATAAAGTGGAAGATATCGTTAATCAGCAAACCTCTCAACCCAATGGTAGTGACCAACAAACCTTAGGTGAGCAGGATATCGAGTCTATTGTAGCTAAAGTACTAGGGCAATCTAAGACTGCCGAAGTACAATCAGCTAATGAGGCTCTAGTTAATAAGGCGCTTAGTGATAAGTTTGGTGCAGGTGCTCAGGTTGAGGTAGCTAAGAAAGCTGCTGAGCTTGGTATGAAGCCATCTGAGATAGGCGCTCTCGCTAAGAAAAACCCTAAAGCGGCACTAGCCCTTTTCGGTCAATCAGTTGGTACTCCTTCCCCAATTACTGGTGGTTATAATATTGCACCAGAGCCGAATGAACCTGAACCATTAGGTAGACCTGACAAGAGCTTATTAAGGGGCTCTACAGCGAAAGACCAAGCAGAGTTTATGCGAAAGGTTAGGGAAGAAGTATACCGCAAGTACAATATTACAGAATAGGAATTCTAGATGCAATTAACAAGTAATACTCGCCCGTTTATCGAGTCGGAACAGTACAGTTCATTCATTCTATTAAACTTACATGATGGACTATTACCAGAATCTTTCTACCGCAATGTGACAGATTTTAGTTCTGGTGATACACTACACATTAAAACAGTTGGTAGCGTGACGTTGCAAGAGGCGTCAGAAGATACGCCACTAACTTACAACCCAATTGAGACTGGTGAAATCACCATGCAAATCACTGACTATGTTGGTGACGGTTGGTACGTAACTGATGACTTACGTGAAGATGGCACATCAATTGAGATGTTAATGGCAGAGCGCTCAACTGAGTCATCTCGTGCAATCCAAGAGAACTTCGAGACTCGCTTCTTAGCTACTGCCCAAGAAGGTCAAGCTAATGCTGACCCCAATACCATCAACAACTTCCCTCACCGTATCTCGTCTACTGAGGTGGGTAACGTATTCGCATTAAGTCAACTAATCGCACTTCGACTAGCGTTTGACAAAGCTAACGTACCAGCAGAGGGTCGTGTATTTATCTGTGACCCAGTAGTTGAAGCTACATTAAATGGCTTAGTTACTATCACTCACGATGTAACTCCATTCGGTCAGAAGATTTTAGAGCAGGGTTTAGCAAGCGGTCAACGCTTCTTAATGAACCTTTACAGCTTTGACATTATCCAGTCTAACCGATTACCTGTTGGTACATTCTCGGATGGTACTACTGAGGTAACTAACGCTGTAGCTAACATTGCTATGTGTGTATTAGATGACCAGTGCAAGCCAGTTATGGCAGCATGGCGTCGTATGCCTAAGGTAGAGGGTGAGCGTAACAAAGACCGTGCTCGTGACGAGTTCGTAGTACGTGCTAAGTGGGGCTTTGGTATTCAACGCCTAGATACACTTGGTGTTATCATCACATCAGCAGTTAACTACTAGTAAGGAGATAATTAATGGCTAACAAATATGAAAGTGGCTCTGGCTTAAATGTCAACAACCACTATGGCCCTCGTACAACTGGCGGCACGGAAGGTCTAGTCAAGACTGAGGGTGTCTCTAACGAGTTTATGGAAGACTTAGATAATACTGATTTATCTTTTGGCTTCCCTTTTACTGATGGTACTGCATGGGTTACTGAGGTAGATGTATCACAACTAGGTGGTACTATCACTGCAATTACCATTGGTGGTGTGGATGTTACAGCAGCAACCCCAGAAGCTCCTGTACAAATCCCAGCAGCTAACTCTGGTGTTATCGTTTACACAGGCTCTAATGGCACTGGTAAATCTCTTATTAAGTTTAAGAAGTATTCATTAGTTTAATTTAATGATTTTCAAAGGGCTAGTCAGTTTTCTGGCTGGCCTTTTTTTATTGGGAGAAAGTAAATGACTATTGAACACAAAGATATACCAGAGGATGGCTTGCACGAACCTAAGGGCGTAAGTGTAGCTAACTCAGGTCAAGTGTACGTAGCGAATGGAGCAGGTTCAGGTAATTGGACGGATGCTTTCCAACTAGCTAACCTAGGTATTGAGAGGTTAATTGATGGCTCCAGTGCTGCCACTTCACAAGAGCCAACTGGACTAGGTGATGCTAATGCCATCCAGATTGAGTTCGGGGCTGCTGAGGGCACTGCACTAGACCCAGTTAACTTATTAGCTGATGGCACCTTACAAATTAACGAAACTGGATTGTATCGAATTAAGATAGCACTGCAATTTGGCAGAACTGGTGGTGCTGGCACTTCACTACTTATGTTCAGGGTACTGGGTAGTGGTGTTCAGTTAGGTAGGAGTGTAGGTTCTAGGTTGGACAGTGCGGAAGTAGACTTGTACTTTGAGAATGATACTTGGGTGACATTGCCGGCTGGTACAGAGTTGACATTTGAGATTATTAGGGATGCCGCTGGAAACAACTCTGGCGGATTGTTTGCCATAGCTGCATCAGGTAGTTGGAATGACGTACCTTGTGCATCATTACGAGTAGAAAGGTGGTCAGCATAATGTGGTACTAGGAGATAATTAATGAAATTAACACTACTTGACATAGTTCAAGACATATTAAATGATATGGATGGTGACGAAGTAAACTCAATTGATGATACGTTTGAGGCTGGTCAAGTAGCTCAGATAGTTAAGTCAACTTACTTCGCCATGATTTCAAATCGTAACTGGGCGCATACACGTAAGTTAGTTCAGGTGTTGCCCTCAGGTGATGACACTTTACCTACCCACATGAAGGTTCAAGAGGATATCAAAGAGCTTAGTGGAATTAATTACAATGCAGCTAAGCATGGCGAGACTAGACGTAAATACAAAGCTATTAGGTATCTAGAGCCAGATGACTTCCTTAGGGTGCTAAATAAGCGCAACAATGACAACGACAACATAGATGTTATTATCGACCCCACTGGAGTTGAGTTGCTAATACGCACAGATATAGCCCCCTCCTACTACACCAGCTTCGATGATGAAGAGTTAGTATTTGACTCTTATGACAATGAGGTTGATTCTACATTACAACAGTCTAAAGTGCAAGCACGAGCTTACGTAATACCTGAGTGGGAGATGACTGATGACTTTATTCCTGACTTACCTGACATGGCTTTTACAGCCCTACAGGAAGAGTCCAAGAGTAAAGCAATGTTTAAGCTCAAGCAAGTGCAAGATATTAAAGCTGAGCAAGAAGCTACTAGGCAGCAGCGCTGGTTATCACGTAACCAACGACGAGTTGAAGGTGGTATTAGATACCCTAACTATGGCAGGAACACGCGTAAGTACAGGGATGTTACATTTAAAGAGGATAGGTAATGGAATATAAAGGTTTTAAGTTACAGCACGACGGCAAGTTTGGGTACTACCACATTAAGGCAACTGGCAGGGGTAGTGTTCCTGTAGAGCTCAGGGGTACTTACACTACACCGAAGTTTGCACAAGATAGTATTGACGCCCACTTAGCTAAGAAGGGGAAGAAAGATGACAAGGCGAAGTCTAGTAACAGAGACTAACACATTTGTTGGCGGGTTAATAACAGAAGTAAGTCCCCTAACCTTCCCACCTAATACAGCAGCAGATATTCTAAATTTTAATATCAATAAAGATGGTACTATATCCCGAAGACTGGGCGTAGACTACGAGGAGGGTTACACAGTAGTTGACTCTGGCGTTAGTTTAGATAGTGCAGGTGAAGTCCCTTTCAATGTATTTGATTGGGATAATGCAGGTGGTAATGCTGACGTTAAGATTAAGGTGGTTCAAGTAGGTAATAAACTTGATTTCTTCTCCACCTCCGGTAGCACTATATCTGGTGAGCTATTACATTCACATCAGTTTATTGATAATACTAAAGTTAACTATTCTAGCTCTGTGGTAGATGGTATACTAGTGGTAGCCTCTGGCTCTAGGAAGTTGACATCATTCACTTACGATGACGGAGTAATTACGGCTGGGGAGTACCAACTAAAGATTAGGGACTTGTTTGGCGTAGCTGACTTTATTGGTGGTGCTGATTACCGAGATACTAGTAACGTAAACTTCCGACCATTCGCTAGGAATCTTACCAACAACCACATCTATAACCTACGTAACTCTACCTACTCCCAGTTAAGGCTGTATGGTAACAGAGAATCTTTATCAGACCCTATCAAAGCATTTGAAGATGAGTCTGTCAATGGAGCTTTCTACGATATACCTAGAAGTCCATCTAACGCTGATAATGTTATTCAAGCCTTATTTGCAGACGCTAATGATAGTGATGACAGGATAGCTGAGAGGTTCTTCCCTGATAAGTTAATGAAGTCACCTCCGGGTAACTTTGAAAGTCCTAAGGGTTATTTCATTATCGATGCTATGGATAGGGGAGCTAGTCGCCTAGAGGAAGCCTCAAACCTAGTAGCTGGTATTAGCGGCTATGATTACTTCGTACAAGACTTACCTGCTGACAGGACTCCGGGAGGTGCTTCCGTTGTAGGAGAGTTTGGTGGTCGTATTTGGTA